TCTTTCATATTCAGCAAGTTCTGTCTTAAGATATGTCACCACCTCTTCTACGAAGATATTAAGAAATTCGGGGTCTTCATAGAGTTTAGATTTAAATCCTCTCTGAGAGAACTTACAATCACTTCTGTCACCGAAATACAGATAAGCACCTGCACCATTTACTCTACCTGCATTCTTAAGCATCATATAGAGAGACAAGTCTGGGTCGAATCCAGTAACATAGTTAAATATCAAGTCTACCGCAGATTCAGTACCAGAAATACCAGAACGAGATTTGACATTAGAAATGGTTACATAACAACCATTAATACCAAAGTCCTTATCTGAAGTAAGCTTAGAACCATCGTCCATTCTAAAGATTGTAGAAGAATAGATAGGTGCGTTACCACCAGGAAGAGTTTCGTTCTGTTTTAACCATTGAGTCTTAGACTTTGTATGAACAATTCCAGTCTCTACCTTATCATTGATATGATTGATTGCTATAAAGATAATGTTAGCTTCTTTGCAAATTTGAGTAGTTCTTCTATAGAACTGTGCAAGAGCTTTTGCATTTGCTGTAACAGACATCTGACCAGACATCTCTTCTTCTTCAGCAATCTTCTCTGTTGTAAGATAAGGAATAGAGTCTACAAGATATATCGTAGGTTGGAATTTATAAATCTTCTGACCAAAGCAATCAATTAGACCAGTGTCATATTTATACTTATCTGGATTACTGATTTTAACATCATGAATGACTTTAATACGCTTGTACACGTTTTCAATTGTAATACCAGCATTTCTCATCTTAACTTTCTTAGAGAACTCTTCATCACTAAAACCAGTTAAGTCTTGAAGTCTATCTTTCATCATACCAGTAGCTTCAGTAATATCAACAAACATAATTCCATTAATGAAATTACGAATAATATTTGAAGATATCTGAACACCATAAGTTGATTTACCGCAACCAGAACGTCCGATAATCATATACATGGCTCCATCTACAATTCCAATAGAATCATAGCTTGTCTTAGAACCATCTGGATAAGTTACATTAATAATCTTACCACATGCTTTATAGTCAAATGATAAGAAACCTGTCGGATACTGAACATCAAATTCAGCTTCATTAATCATTGAATAGTCTTTAGTCTTAGCTAATACATCGTTAACTTCATTCAAAAGAAGATTAACTTCTGCAGTTGTTTCTACTGCTTTACTCATAATAAAAACCTCCTATACGTACCCAATAAGGTACAATTATTTATAAAATAGTTGTCGATGGTATTAAAAGAAAAAGTATACCAGAGTGGGTGTGTACCACTCTGGTGTTTATTAAATGTGAAGTGTGAAATCTTAGTATCATTAATTATATGTTAAAACTTATTAATTATTACATCCTCAGAATATGGAGTCTCGTTAGAATTGGTTTTCTTTGCAGTAAAACCACGCTTCTTTTCGTAACCACTATTAGCATCAACCTTTGTGTCAGAAGGTGTACCAGAATTACCAGTAGGTCTTCTTCTCTTGCTACGTCTAATAACAAGTTCATCTTCTTCTGTAGTCTCTTCTGTATCAAACTGAGAGAAGAAGTCGTCATTATCATTCTTCTTTCTTCCAGTAGACGTATTCTGGGATACAGTCTCCATACCAGAGATAGCACTGAAGAAATCATCATCATTAGTATTTGTAGTAAGATTCTTCTGATACTTAGCATACATACCCTGAAGCTCTTCCTTAGGAAGATTCATACCAGATGCAATAATTCTTACAAACTCTGGCTCATCAGCCTGATACTGTCTATGAACAAAGAATTCTTCGATAGTAGTATTACCACAAAGCTTCTTCTTAATAGCAGAAAAGTTAGTATCAATAACTCTAAGGTTATCATCAGAGATATTCATAAACACACCAATCTTAGTAGCAGATGGTTCGAAGTCAAGAGAAGAAGAATAATCAATTGCATCAGATACAATCTGGTCAAACTGATTAGGATTCTTAAGCTTCTTATCAAATGTAACTTCTGTAACAAACATCATACCAGGATTAGTAATCAGCTTATAATGGTCGGTATCATCAATATTCTGCTCAGAATCTATAATGTCAAATGCATTTACAACCTTGAAAGCTGTAGAGATATCTGCATTCGCCATCTTTTCTGCAACAAAAGTATTGTTGGTCTTTTCAAGAAATCTCTTGTTAGATACAGTTCTGACAACAAAGTTACCACCCTCAAGGTCTTTGAAATATTCAATAGTATTCTGTAAACCTCTAGTATCAGACTCAAAGCCACAAATTAATGTAATGATTACTGGCAAATCAAGTTGAGATTCAATATACTTTGCAAGTACTACAGATGCACCAGAACCAGATGCACCTTCTGTAGTAGTCATGATATTTACATACTGTACATCATCGGGAATACGTGCAGTAATAGCATTAGGATTATTTCTGAGATAAGCAAGCATAAGCTTCTTAGCTGCAGAACGTACCTTACCACATCCTGCATCTGGGTCTTCAGAGATGATAATACAATCCTCTCTATAATCTTCTGGAATGTCCTTAACAGTAGAATTGACAATACAGCATTCATCTCTGTCAAGAGTACCATTCTCGATACAATAAATCATTGCTTTGGTTGCACCCTGTCCACAACCAAATGTAAAGCTTCTGTTCATATTAAATTACTCCTTTTCATTCTTAGTATCGTTCTTCTTGTCAGAATCCTTCTTAGCATTCTCTTCAAGAACCTTACGATTGTCTTCCTCATTGAGAGGCTTATAACCATAACTACCATCCATTGGATATCCCTGTTCAGTAATAACAGCAAACTTATCAGACATACTAAACACTCCTTTCATCATAGATTTATATATTAGTTATTAAAGCAGTATATATCCACACATGACCAGCATGTGTGGATATATACCGAATAGGAGATTTTTATTTATGTGTATTTGCGAATTTTTAACCATTATTTATATGTTAGAGATTTGTAAAATTTGGCAAGGCGCTTTATTTCTTGTCTATTCTCATCTTTTTCATACTCAATGTATATGGTGTCATATAGTCTTGTTCTAATAGATTACTCATAATACCGCTACCAATCAAATACACATCTACTGTATTACGTGCAACTTGATTAGACTTATCACTCTCTAAGTCTTTCAATGATACTTGACCAGTGGTATTAATCTGATTGTACATTTTATTTTTTGCTTCCATATCATCTGCTTTAGCACGAGTGAACTCTTTTATTGTAGCATCCATATTTTGTAATACCAAAGACTCTAACTCTCTATCCGATTCAACACCACGAGCTGAGCCTACTATTGTACCCGTTTTAGGGTTACGTGTATTAATATCTGTATTGTACCCACTTTTCTTAACTACCATTTGCTTCAGCTTTTTTAAATTAAGATATCCTACCATAGCTTCGTTAGAGTTGGTTACAGGTACCCCATCTTTGTTTCTATAAATACTAGGAAAGCTAACCTTTTCAAGTACTGGAACATTAATAGCTTTCAATGCGTCAACACATTTTTTTGGGTTAGTCTCACGTTCAAATGCAGTGGTCTGAAGTCTAAACGGTAATCGTCTCTTACAAAACTCCATAAACTGTTGGTCTGACATCTTAGCAAACATTTCTTTATAAAACACAGTGTTTGCTTTTGTAGGGTCAGCTGCATCAAAAAACTTATATATCAAAGCTTCAGCTTTTTTTCTTTGAGCATTCATATTAATTCCTCCTTTAGATTGTATATTATAGATATGTTAAACATACTAGCTTAACCATATTTTAGAAAGGATGATTAATATGAATATTCAAAACAAGTATGGATTTACTATAGGACAGCAAGTAGGTGATATGATTATAACTGATATGTATAGGAGTAATAATAAACATCTTGTATTATGTTTAAAATGTGTAGTTTGTGGTTTTGAAAAGACTATGAATGCTGATAAAGCTATTCAATTACCAAAAAGTATAAACCATGGATTTAGATGTAAACCGTTTTCTATTAAAGAACAATATCCTATAGGAATGATTATTAATGACATGACTATAATAGGATACAGTGATTCCAGTAATGGAGGAACTAATCTTGAATGTAAATGTAATATATGTGGTAATATTAAAACTATCTCATCTACTAATATAAGAATTCAAGATGGTGCTTCAAAACATGAATATTGTAACAGATTAGAACACAATAACTATGGAGGATTAGCTTATCAAAATACAAGATTTTATAATATATGGTTACATATGAAGGATAGAATTTACAATGTAAACCATCCATCATATTATAACTATGGTGGTAGAGGATTAACAACAGACTATGACAATTATATTGATTTCTATAATGATATGATAGATTCTTATAATCAACATGTTGCTATATATGGAGAACATGATACTACTTTAGATAGAATAAACAATAATTTTGGTTATATTAAAGGAAATCTTAGATGGGCTACTAGAAAAGAACAAGCCATAAATAAAAGACATATTCAAGATAGAACTTTTCTAGCATATTCTCCTGATGGTAAAATATATGTAAGTAATTGTGTAACGGAATTTGCTAGGAATCATTCGCTAAATGTCAAATATGTTTCTTTATGCGTAAACGGAAAATATGATAGTATAAACGGTTGGAAATTTTATGATACTTGTGCTGTATTTTTACCTCCAAATGTAATATATGAGATATACTAATAAAGTACTTTATTTCTAGTTTATTATGTAAAAGTTATTATACTAACTAAATGAATATAGAGTTATATATTATATTGGTGTAAGAGATAATCTTGCATACTTTCATTACACAAAAGATTAAATTAAAGGAGGAAATTAAAATGAAAGTAAAACTGTACACAGACCACACTGACGGAAGAAAAATCTGCTATGTTAAGCGGATGCAAAAAACAAACCCTAAAAGTAATTGCGAGTTTGATTACTATGTAAAAATCAATAGAGATACAACTATTGAAAAAATGATTGCAATTGTAATCGACGACCAAGGAAGAAGGATATGCAAAGCAGAAGTAAAATGCTGCTGGTCAGACCCTACAGCATCAAAAATCTATTACTTTGGTATCACTATATGCGGTAATAGAGTTGTCTATGATACTGTGACATCTCTATGTAATAGGAGTGAAGGAAACATAGTTTTTGTTGTAGAATATATAAAAGATGCTGATGGTAATCAGCTCTATGATGCTAAAGGTAATCCTATTTCTAAAACAAGAAGAGTATCACTAAGCTCTGTTAAGAATTTGGATTCTAGTAATATGAGCTACAAAATGCAGAAACTCATTCATGGTTATAATAAATGGCATCTGTAATAATTTATTAAAATTGGAGGAAATCACAATGAAAGCAAAATTATATGTTGAGTATGAAGATGGAAGAAAAGTAGTTTATACTAAAACGATGATAAAGCCAAAGACTGAATCATCAATAGTCTTCGACTATTATTGCAAAATAAAAGTTAATCCAACAATAAAAACAATGTTTGCTAAAGTAGTCGATGATGACGAAAAAACTATCTGTCGAAGAAAAGTACAATTCCCGTGGAATATTTCACAATACGGGAATAAGTGCTACTTCGGTATCACCATTTGTGGTAATAGAGTGGTACATGACACAATAACCACACTAGTCAATAAAAATGATACCAAAGAATACGGCTATGTCATTCAATGGGTCTATGATGAAAATGGAAATATCAGGCGTGACAATGAAGGAAACCCATTAGGCAAGACAATTAGAGTTAGACTTGAGCACAATGGTGTTAAGTCTGTTAATGAACGAAATCTAACTCCTAGCATAAGGAAGTTAATGAGTTCAATATCTAAGGTCTAAATATATAAAGAATACGACTGTCGTGAGATAGGCGTTTCTTTTTTGTCCTTAACATCATTATAATATAAAATCCACATAAGGAGGTAATATGTATTATGAATAATCAAGTTATTGGTAATATTATTCTAGAAAGAGCAACTACTTCTGTAGATACTAGAATAATCGGAGAGAACGCTGGTAAAGTTGAAGCTACTGGAATTGTACAAGATTTAGGTGAGTCACATGAAAATAGAAATGGTAGGATATATGAACTTAAAGATATTAAACCAGAAATTGAAGGGGATAGAATTCAAAAAGAGCTAATTCCTACAGGTAACTGGCTATGCGAATGGGGTCATCCTGTTTCTCAAGAACTATCTAGACAGTCGGTTATTGACCCTAAGAATTCTTGTGCTAGAATCACAAAATGTTGGATTGAAGGAAACGATGTACACGCTAATTTTAAAGCCTCAAACACTAGCTATGGCATGGCATTTAACGCTGACCTTATGGAAGGTGTTAAACCATCATTCTCTCTTAGAGCTTTAGGTTCTGTAGATAGAGAACGTAATGGTAAATGTTATGTGAGAAATATACGTATCGTTAATTATGACGTCGTAGTGTATCCTTCTCATAAGAGAGCATATATGACAGGATTTGTTACTCCTACTAATGAAAGTGCTATTACAGAATCTGCTAATATCGGTACCGATGGTAATTATACAAACTCAAGAGCAATGTTTGAGAATGGTGTACTCATCCCAATTGTAAATCAGCAGGTAGTAGATTATATTAAACAAGAGTCTGCTAATGTAAAGGATATTCTTAATAACTTTGATACATTATATGAATCTGCAATCATTGTAAATGATGGTAAGAAGGTTCAATTGACTCTTCCTGGTGGAGATAAGATTCTTGTAAATCTTGAACAATATATAGCCGATGAGATTAGAAATTATTGTTGGAATGGTTAATAATTTTGGGGTCATCATATGATGACCCCAAGTATTTTTTAACCTTACCATACATAATAATAAAGGAGTGATTTATATGAAAATCTCATTAGAAGAAACATATCCTATTGGTTGTATTATTGGTGATTTTAGAGTTATAGGACATGAAAGAAAGATAGTTCAAAAAGGAGATGGATTTAGAACTAGATTACATCTTTTATGTGAATGTAATATATGTGGAAGACAGAAATTATTAAGAGCTGATAATATTAAGACCAAATTAAGTATGACCAATCATAATAATTGTAATATATTTATGACGGACCAAAATGGCTTATCTACTGGAGAGAATGCTAGATTTTATAAAATATATAATCATATGGTAGAAAGATGTACAGACCCTAACAATTCTCAATATAAAAATTATGGTGGAAGAGGTATTGAATGTGATTATACAAAAGATAAGAAAGGATATCTTGGGTTTTATAATGATTTACACGATTCATATATTGAACACGTTAATCAATATGGAGAAAAGAATACTACTATTGATAGAATAGATTGTAATGGTAATTATACTATAGATAACTTAAGATGGGCTACTATAGAACAGCAAAATCAGAATAGACGCAATATGCTTAGTTTCATTGCTATAGACCCGTTCAATAATATATACATGACTAATAATCAAACTAAGTTTGCTAATGAATTTGGTTTAAATCATTTTAAAATATCTAGTTGTTTATCTGGAGTTAGACTTCACCATATGGGTTGGAAATTTTATAGACCAGACGTGTTATTTCAATTTGATTTTAGTAAGATTAATGTAATATATAAACTGTACTAATATACATATCTGGGATGCTATAATAGCAACCCAGATTTCTTTTATATATTATTAATGTGTAAGAGGTAAGCAAAAGCTTTTAAACGATATGAGCCTCGGAGGTATTACATGTTTAAGTTTAAATATATAGATTGTCCTAATGAATACGTTAAAGAAGAATTTGAAACATTAGGTTTTATTAGGGATACTAATAATGTCCCATATATGTTTTGTCATTGTAATAATAATGGCGATTTATATTATTATCATGAGAAGATAATTCTTAAAGACTTAAGACATATTTGTGAAGAGAAGTATAATCTTTTAAACAATGAATGGCTTAATATAATATGCTGTCATTCTTCTGCAGCTAATGATAAAAATAAACTTGATATGACTAGGTTTTGCTTTATAACAAATCATATAGTAGGAGCAACTACTATAGATTTAGGAAATAATTGTACAAGACTTATAATAAGAGAATCTAGAACTAATAATATACTGTATGAAATATTATTTGATATATTACACGATAGTCCTGATATATTTAAAACAGAAGATGACTTTTTAATTATGATGAGAAAGGTTGGAGAAGCTAACTTACAATATATTGTAGACTCTGACTTTTATAATATAAAGTACGATAATCTGTATAAATTTATATCATATGAAGAAGGACATAGCTTATATATCAAAGTGAAACAAGATGTTCTTAAATATATACGAAAAGTTCTATTTCATTATTAATATGATTAAGAAGTCGCTCATAAGGCGGCTTCTTTTTTGCTATGCTCCGTAAAAGTTTTCTATGTTACTTATATATTATTTAAGTAAGAAGAGAGGATATCTAGATTCCTCAAAGAACTTTACCGCTTTTGAAAGGAGCATTACTATGAAACATATTAGCATCGCTTTGCCGCCGTCTGAGGCTGAGAGAATTAAACCCCAGGTCATGAAGATGATGGAGAGCACAACACCCATCGTTTTCAGAGATAGATATGGGAGAATGTTTGTAATTGTTCACGGTTTAAAGAATCGTGGATTTAATGACTATACAGAGGAAACCCTTAGAAAGTATGTTGAGGCTCATTCTAACATTAAGTCTGATGAGCAGCTGTATATACTTAGCTGTTTCTCTGCCACAAACCAGCTTCGCAACGTTAATAACAAAATGTATGTCGAGACCCAATACCCCGTATTCGTCAGCGGTATTAACATTGCTGATGAATATGAGGCTTCTATTTCCTTTACTATTATAACTGAGGAAAACGAAGTTGGTATCTTTGCCAGACATCTTGCTATAGCTCTTTCAATCTCTGAAGAAGAGGCTGTAGCGATTATTAACGGTGAGGATTAAAAAGAAAACGACTGTCGTGAGATAGGCGTTTCTTTTTTGTCTCACTAGCACAACTTTTTAGTAATGAAAGGAGATGATTCCTAACATGGCTAATAACGCTAATTTGAAGATTACTGAGGTTATTGATAAAGAGATATATCCTATTGTACAAGGTGTATTGTCTAAGTCATTAAACAAGTATAAAGCACTCATGTCTAAGTTTATGAATGCTAGGTCTACATCTCTCTATGATACTTTCCCTGCAACTCGTTGTACTTATGGACAACAAGATGCAGATGAGTTATATGCTGTTTTTGGTAAATCAGAAAGGGAATTACAAGAGATTATTAATAAAACTTACTATTCTCAAATTCCAAACTTTAATCCACGTACTGCTAAGAGTCCAGTAACTGTATTATGTATTACTATTATTAAGTATTTTCTATCTAAGAATGATAAGAAGAATCTTGATGTAGCAATTATATACATGTCTTTCTCAGGTGGATTTTATCCATCTATTCACTACGGCTCTTATCCTACTGCAGTACCAGCGGATTATAGATTCGTATGTGACTATGTAGTTAATAATGAGTTGTCTAATAAGTTTGATTTAAAAAGAACAGGTTCTGTAGTTGGAACCATTCAATCCATCGGTGCTACATGGGTTGATGCATATAAGGATAAGTTCAAGGGAGTTACAGATGATGAAGAATATGTATATGTAATTCAACAGTTACATATGCGTATTAAGTCGTTTATTCAGAATACAGCAGAAATCTATTATAAGTGTTATAAGAATCGTGAATATCTCACATATGATAGTGATGATATGTCTGAAGATAATTTTAGACTTACAGAGAATGATAGCACTAAGATTGAAGCTATTACAAATCGTGCAATGACATGGATTACTACACATGATGTAGATTATCGTCTATGTAAGATGTGTAGTGATAGTAATGTAAAGACAGAAGAAATCAAATCTATTATTGAAAGTATTGTTAAGAATACTGATAATATAGACACTGTAAGAGAGTTAGTTGCTCTTATTACAGCAAACTATTTTAAAGCTAGTAAGAATAAAGATGTAAGAGATATTGAGTTTATCTCTTTCTCTATTAAGGCTAAGCCTAACTCAAAAGACAAAGATATTCTACGACAGAATGAAATTGTAGATACATTCTTGTGTGAGAATAGTATTGCATATAATCGTCGTAAGAGTAGAGAAGCAACAAAGAATAGTTATAATAGAGCAGTTTTAACATACTTTGTTCTAATAATCAATCAATCTAACAAGTGAGGTGTGTAAGTTGGGTATATATGCAGATAGAGCTTTATTAGAGCAAAAGTCTGACCAAGCTTTTATTCAAGCTATTAATGAAGTATACTTTGGTCGTACCTCTGGAATTAATAGATGTTTCAATGCATTCTGTGACTTTAGAGAAAAGTATACTGATGATTCCTTTTTAAGAGGAATCAAGCATATAGATGTAGACCATGATAAAGATTTAAAGAGATTCTGTGAAGAGATGGAAAGACAATTTGGATTTGAATCTTTCTCTTTTATTGTTGTAAATACTCTTGAGGTAAATATGATGACTATACCAATTGCATTTTGGCAGAATGGTATACCATCTAAACATGATATCAAAAATTGGGTATATATGGATAAAGAAGGATATCACTTTAATAAAGATGCACATGCTAGTTGTATTATTATTTCTTATGCTCAAATGTTATTTGATGCTAATCTTTCTAATGAAGAAGCATTCTCTATAGTGATGCATGAAGTAGGACATAACTTTCAAGCATTTTTAAATGGTGATATGCTCAATATGTCTTTTGTAAGAAGTATTGTTCTTGTATACTCTCTTATTATAGATATTTTTATTAATCTATACTATATGAATCCTACTGGAATTATTACAGATATAGAGACTATGGTATTATCTGCACAAGGAACACATAGAGGTTTGAGTAAGGCGTTTAATAGACTTACTGAAGACACAACTAGAAATAACTTATATTCTTACTTTAATTTTATTTCTGGTATTCTTAAAGTTCCGAGAAACATTGCTACTGCGGTTATTATGTTGCCATTAGCACCTATCTTAGGATTAGCTAGTGGAGTAACGAGTTTACTTAGTTCGTTTAGTTCATTGATTGGTTTGTTCTCTCATACTTACGGTTATGCTGGAGAACAAATGGCTGATAACTTCCCAACTTATTATGGTTTTGGTGTATCTAGAGTATCTAGTGAGCTTAAGAGTCATAGTCCATTTGGTCCATTAGTAGAAGGTGTTGGTAAGATTCCAGTAATTGGTCATATTTATAACTTTTTACTTATGCCAGCCCAGATGTTAATTGATATCGGAGATGTACATCCAGGCACATCTACAAGATGTAAATCTGTTATAAATAGTATGAAAACAGATTTAAATGACCCATCTTTGTCTCCTAAGTTGAGAGCTCAATTAGCAAAAGAAATTTCTAGTGCTGAAAAAGAAATGGATGATTACTTTAAGAAAGCCAGTGATGTAAAAGACCCAGAAGCGCCTAAAGTATTCTATGATAAATGTATCTATGCTTCAGCAAACGGTGGATTTAAATATAGGACATTCCGTTCTATCTTTAATCTAGATAAGGGTGTACATCAGATGACTCCTAGTCTTGAATCTACTAATATATCTGATACAAAAATTATATAAGGAGGTTTTATTATGGACTTCAATGTAAATGATTTCTTCTTACTGGAAGCTGATGATGAAGCTAAAAAGGAAGAAGATGAAAAGAAGGATGAAGATAAAAAGGACGATGAGAAGAAAGAATCTGAATCTAAAGAAGATAAAAAAGAAAAAGATGATAAGTCCTCTGATGAAGATGATTCTGAATATAACGACCTTATGGATGACGATACTGATTCTGAGTTATCTGATGACACTGATAGCGATTCATCTGATGACGATGAATATAATGACTTGATGGATGACGATATCGGTGACTTATCTGCAGATGATGATGAACCAGTAGCAGACGATTCTTCTGATGATTATAATGCTCTTATCGTTGTTAAAGGTGGGGATAGTGAAAGTGGTGGAGCAAGCGGAAGTGTATATGATGCACTTGCAAAGCTAGGATATCTATATGTAGTTATTTCTAATAATATGAAGCATATACATCTTAATTGTGCTGGAAGAAAGTTCGATGAACTTCATAGACAAAGTGAAGAATATTATTATCATTTTAGCGGGAAAGCTGACCAATACTTTGAACTTGCAGCAGAATCTCCCATGGTAAAATTAGATAATCCTACTCGTTCTAAAGAGCATGTAGAAGATGTAGATGTAGAATCAGAAGAAAATTATACATTTGAAACTGGTATATCTAGAATGTCTAATAACCTTAATAAAGCAATTGAGTATCTAAAGACTACTAGAGAAAAAGCTGGTAATGATAGAACTGATATTCAATCTACACTTGATGAAGAATTGACATATCTTAATAAACAATATAACTTTATTCTTCGTAAGAAGATGATTAATAATGATACTGCTTCTATGGAACCACCTGTAACTGAATCTTACAATTGGTTATTCTAAAGAAAAATCCCCACTGGATTGACCAGTGGGGATTTGTTTAATCTACTTTAATAATGATAGATGGTTTGATTTTAGTAATATTAATCACTAAAGTCAATGTCATCATCAATTCCTTCCATATGTGCACGAAAGATAAGAATATCACTATACTCACGCATAGCTTTAAGCTGGTCATCATACACCCTTCTAGGGCAAGTAGGTTCGAAAGTCAGTGTTCCTTCATCCCAAGACTTAAGCATTTTTTCAAGCCCGTCAATACGTACCTTAAGCTGGTAGTATTCAGCTTTAAACCTTTCCTTGTAATCTTCACTTATCATCATATTGACAGTATCTTTAAGAACCATTGTAGTTTCCTCCTCTAAATTATAATTAAATCGAGAACAGCATTTCTAATAGCAGATGACATATCATAATCATCGACAGTAATGTCGTCTGAATCATATGTTATTTTTATCTCACTAGTATAATGGTCTCTTCCTTCATGTATTTGATAGTCTTCTTTTTTAGTATTAACACTAACTGATGGATTGATAATAGCTTTGCATAATTCTCCTATAACTCTATCAAGTATATCTTGGTCACGAATTTCAATATCGTGACCAAAATAATACGTTTTTGTCATAATACTCATATTAATCAAGTGTGGTCCAGTTAGGACAGGGAGAAGAAACCTTAAGACCCTCGTGTGCAGGGATGATGGTTTCTGCCTTTTCGTATCTAGGAGTTCCGTCATCATTTACACCAGTCTTCATCGGGAATTTCTTCTGAGATTCAGGAATCTCCTTAATCTGAATTGAAATATTAGACTTCTCAGTAGCACCGAGATTAATCTTTCTTCCAGTTCTCAGAGCACAGTTGAAGAAATCTTTAGACAGAGTAACCATAGTCTCTGCATCAGATTTCTTAACATCGTAATTATCAGCAATAGACTGAGCCTCAACCTTAGGCATCTTAGTTGTAGATGCAATGATATTAGCAGTCATGTCTCTGAAGTCTCTTGCAGGGCAATGCTGTTCCTGAGTGGCATAATCTGTAACAACAAAATCCTTGTCGTTAAGCATAGCTCTCATAACAGTTACTTCGTCACGTCTAGATGCAGACTTCTGTTTAAGATTGTCATGAATGTCCTTAATCAGGTCCTGAACGTTCATTGTAGATTCCATAGTGGTAATCCTCCTTAATTAGTAATAATTTGTGTATGTTTACCATCTTTCTTTAGGTTATCCCATTGAAAGACAAATAAAGCATCA